CTGGCGACTTTGTTGGGAAAGAGAATACCATAACTGAATCTGGTTTCATCACACACTTCTCGTGTGGGAATCCCATATCGATCATCATATTGCAAAGAGGATCTTTTTGATCTGCTCGAACAGTACGAATGTAGTATTCGCTGTGACGAGGATGAATACCAGAAGCAGCATCGACCAGTTGTGAAACTGTGCCACTCGGCTTCACGCAAGTAATTGCTGCAGCTGGATTGATTCCAAGCTTCTTAGCAAAATCCTTGTTTGTCTTAATGGCTAGTTCCCTGAGCTGGATCAAACCCTTCTCCAGATTGATGACATCATTTGCCATATTCTCATTGTCAAGAATGCCAGTTAGAGATACACCCAACAATGCCTCTTCTTCGCAGTTCTTCTTCCATTCACTGGATAGGTATGGGAAGTCTGTCAAAGACGCTTGGAATGTACCTAGGATCGTCGCTAAGCGAACCTTACGAGCAAGATCCTCAGCGGTGTCAGAAGCGCGTACAATGACTTCTGAGAGGTTACAGAACTGTCTGTCGCGTAGGATGATCTCTGAGCAAGGATTGGTTCCAAACTCGTATGTTGCGTCTCTACGATCACCCAGTTTTGCTACGGTTTTCTTGCAAGCTTCGCGATTAAAAATGCCACGTTCGCCACTCTTGCTTTTATACAAAGACACCCATTCTTCCATAAAGACACCAATATCTGGCTTTTCTTTGTAGACAACGGAATTGTTGGCAAGAGCACGCTGCGGATTTTCATTCCACCATGCTCCAGATTTGGCATCCCGCATTCTCTCATCAGTGAGATTACTGAGAGAAATAAGTGCGGATCGGCGCACACCTCCCACCACGACAACTTCTGCAACTTTACATACGATATCGTGACACTCAAGGGAAGTGAGTTTGCGGCCTGCACCTTTCTTAAAAGTATCAACAGTAAATCTAAAGAGATCTTCAAGCGGCCCCGGGCCACTAGCACGCCCACCAAAGGTTTTGAGTCGGGCGCCAGAAGGACGAACCTTTGAGACATCCCACTTGGGAATTTGACCACCAATAAGTAGAGATACAAGTTCCCTATATGCTTTAGCCCAACCAGCTTTGCTATCTTGAACAACAATAGTGGTCTCACTGTTTGTGAATTCCTCTGCGATAGTTGGTAACTTTTCAACATATTGTCTTTCGACAGAGAATCCGACGCCGGTTCCACACATGAGTATATAGAGAATCTCATCAAATGCCCGAACTCTATTAACAGCAACATAAGAACAATTATATCCGGCGGTGTTGTCACGCTCTAAAGCTTCACCGGATGTCATCAATGATCTCATTGAAGGCATGATTTCTAAATTTAAAACTGCAGTCTCTAATTCTTTGCGAAGATTTCCGGAAAGTATAAACTTATTATTTTCCTTTAATTTATTTTCAAAGAAATCAAAGTATCGCTTAACGGTTTCTTCCCATGTCTCGCGGCGGTTTTCGCTCTCAATCCATCGTGAGTAGCGCGAAAGGTGAATAAAGTCTTGATATAGATTTGGTAAACTCATAATAATGTTCCTAAACTTAGTGGGTGATTTATGTAGTAACAGGGCACAGTGCTTGCCATGATTGTGGGTACAATTTTTGAATGATCTCTCCGATTGCTAACGCATACTGTTGAACTTCCCACTGTGCATGAGTATCACTGCGTTGATGGAATACCCTAGAATATCCAATCAGAGATCCTGTCCACCACCACTCAGTATATGTTCCTTGTGGCAAAACAGATCTTGCCTGTTCAGGAGCAACTCCCTTATCCAATAGCATTTGATATACTATTAAACATTCTTGAACTGCCATCATATATGCTCGATTACAATCACTAAATGAATCATCATATGCTTTGAATCCAGAAGACCCTTGCTTTGCTCCATCAGTTGGTGCATTTCTCCACTGTGGATAATATACTTCTGGCAAATGTGTAACATATCTGCGTGATACTTCGTTCTCTACGAATCCCACTTTGTGTTTAAACAATTGTGTGCGAACAAATATTGGAGCTTTGATTCTCAAGGTAATCTGAGGATGTGCGAAAGGAGTCCAATGTTTATGCTTTGCTAAGTAATTTATTAATTTAGCATCACGATCTTTGAACTCTGTACTTTCTACATTAAATGAAACGCGAGCAGCATTCACTACCGTGAGATCATCTCCCATATGAGAAACATATTCAACATGCCCTGTATTTAATACTGATATCTTTTCTGTCATACTTTCTTCCAATCATTTAACTTTAATTGTGCTTGTAATCCATTATAGGTATTTGCATTTAGAAGTGCAACTACTTGCTCTGATGTTTTTCCTGATAGGATTATGTCGTTAATATCTTTTTCTTTAACAACCTTAGGCCATATCACTACATTAAACTTGTTGTCAATAAGGCCTTGAATATTATTCACAACATCTTTGTTTCTTGGTTGATTGTCAATAACAAATACCACATGCTTTCCATCGAAGGTAGCAGGCAGCTCCATAGAATCATCCATACCAAGAGTAGCAACACCATTTGGTAGAAACAAAGAATCTAGTGGACCTTCAACCACATAAATTGGCTCATCTTTGACTCTTTCCAATCCATACCAAAGACGAGATTCTTTTTTAGTCTTTATGGTGATATATCTAATTGCTTTTTTACTAGTACCAAGATATCTTCCCTGTACTCCAATCAAAGAGCCAGATGAATCATAGATTGGTATTACCAATCGCTTTTCTTTTACCAATCCTGTGTTGTCTGGATTGATTGAAACAGCAACAGAAGAAAAGTCTTCGGTGTAATACAATAGATCTAGAGCTGCATCAGGAATCTTTCGAGAAAGAACATATTTCTTGCACTCGTGAGAATCGTCTAGAGATCTCAGCGGAACACAATTCTCTAGTTCTTTCTTCTTCGCAAATACTGGTTTTTCAAAATGAATAACTGGTTTCTTGAAATTAGATTTACCATTTTCTCCATTCTTCCAACGCTGAATGGCATACTCTTTGCATATGTTAGGATCTACCTTTTCAAGTAGATTATACAAGTTGCTGCTGAATCCACAGTTGTGGCACTTGAAGAAAAAGTCATTATTCTTTTGAAAGAAGAATCCTCTTGCTTTATTCTTATGCTTAGTAGAATCTCCACAGATAGGGCATCTGCAATTGGCTAGATTGTCTTTCTTCCAAGCAAACTTCTGAAGCTTACTTGAAATTATATTAATGAACATTTTATCAATGTATGTTGACATCAGAATTTCCACTCCCCGGAAGAATTAGTTTTCAACTTCTTAAAACTATCTCGCATGTCATAGCCAGATCCTGCTTCTTGATCGTTAGTTTTGTTTCCAAGACTCAACATTGGCTGAGCAGCTGGCGCAACATCAAACAATTTCATCTTGGCACGATTCAATCCCACAACAAATTTCTTGTTAGTCATTCCATTGTTGTATCGATTCTTCAGCTGCTTGATCATGATTTGATTTGCTTGTTCTAATTCTTCTGTCGAAATTAGTGCAATCATAAAATCTGTAGTGGCAGGAAGACCGAATGATTCTGATGTATTCTCCAATCCGACATCAGTGTTTGTATATCCTTCTCGGTTTGTCTGAGTCGCTGTCCAGATTGGAATATCTTTTTCTACTGCCAATGCTCGAAGTTCTTCTGCGATAGCTTTGATAATAGTGTACGAGTTTGCTGATCCATTCATCTTGATTCTAGAAGAAGAACATATATTCAGGTAGTCAATGAAAATAACATCTGGCTTGAATCCCTTCTTGATTACCAACTCATCGAGCAAAGCACGGAAATGCGTTGAACCCGCACTAGATGTGGGATACTCTTTGATGATCAATTTAGATGTGATATTACTACAGACAGTATTCATCTTCTTCATGTAAGATGAATGTGTTAGATCTTTGAGATCATCCATTGTGATATCTAGAAGATTGGCATCAATTCGTTCTGCGATTCTCTCTTCTGCCATCTCGCAGGTAATATACAGAACATTGTAATTTTGTACTAGACAATTGGCTGCATGATGACACAGAAACAAAGATTTGCCAACGCCAGTTCCAGCCATTACAACATTTAAAGTTTTGGTTGGAGTTCCACCAGCTGTAATGGTATTGAGGTATTCAATATCAAATGGAAGTTTCTTTTCCTTGATGTGGTAGAACTCAAATCTCTGTTCTGCATCTTGAGTGTAGTCGTGTCCTACATGAGCATCAAAAGACACAGCAAGAGCATTTGACAGCAATTCTGGAATCGCAGTCTTGTTTCTGCCTTTATCTTTACCATCAATGATCTGAATTGATTCCATGATTGAATTGTAGATTGCTTTATCTTTGCAGAAATTCTCAGTCTCCACAACCATCCATTCAACATTTACTTTCTCTGTGAAGTCAAAGCTTTCTACCAATTCTAAGCATTGAGTAAACTCAGTCTCTGATACACTCTTTAGTTTATCTAATGAAATAATCACCGCCTCCTTTGAGGGGACGGTGTTATATTTCATAAAGAAGTCTTCGATGTCTTGAAAGATTAACTTCTCACACTTATCGTGGAAGTATTCAGATTTCAGAAATGGGATCACCTTGCGACAAAAATCTTCGTTTGTCATCAATGTCCGTAATATCGTCCGTTCTATTCTCTGACTCATTAGCACTTTCTTCTAACCAATTATCTAAAAGTTCTATAACAATATCACCTGCAAGCATGTAAAATTCTTCCCCAATTATAACCTCTTTTGGGTTTTCCACAAGATTGATATTGAAGTTTAATCTGGCTGATTTCTTATCAATGCCTTCATCCACAGATAACTTCTCGTAGGTGTATTCTACTCCTTCATACTCACCATGTTTAATTCTAATTACAACATAGCCATTATGTGTCTTTTCTGTGTATTCGTATATTTTAGCTGTCGAGTTTTCCATATTTAAATTCCTTTTGAATTCTTTCATCGAGTTGCTTTAGAACTTCATCAGTCAAATACTTCTCTGGCTCATCGTTGATATTCTTCATGAATACCTTTGAGCCATCTGGAAGTTCGATGCGAGTAGAAACACTCTTGAATATTCCATATTCAACTGCAAGATCAGCCAATCCGTGATAACGGCTCAAACCGCTATCGTAGTTCAATCGTGTCTCTACTTTCATGTTCTCTTTGGCAAATCGATTCTTGTAATTCAAACAAGTTACAAAATTACCAACGATGCCATCATCAGTCTTATCTTTCTTTTTGCTAAGAAAGAGAATAGTACTGGCAGCATACTTAACACCGCTACCACCGGACAAATCCTTGGTTGGTACATATGCGCCAATGACTTGATATGTGTGGTTGGTGACTAGCATAGGAATCTTAGCTTTGCCTAGCTTAGCAGTAAGAACTCGGAAAGCACCCTTCACCAACTGTGCTTTAGTCATGTCTCGCACATTCTTTCCTTCTGCAGTATCATTCATCTCTTTCTCTGTTGAAAGCATTCCAAGAGAATCTAGAACCATGAGAAGAGGCTTACGCTTTCCTTCTTCTTCTGCAAGATATGAATTAACAATCTTCAGAGCTTGTGTCTTGAATTCTTCGATAGTAAGAACTGGAACAATTGCCAGACGAGTGATATCAATACCACGACCTTCTAACATATCGCTAGTGATTGCATTTTCTGCATCAAAGTATAAGACCATTGCATCTTTATTGCTGTCTAGAAAATTCTTACACACACCAAGGGCAAAGAAAGTCTTTCCTGTTGCTTGCTCTCCTGCCAAGCAAGTGATTCTATTATCTGCCAATCCACCGTATATGCTTCCGCTGAGCAGAGCATTCAAAGAATATGAGCCAGTGTCAATGAATGTTGTAGTGTCTTGGCTTTCCGCAGCGATGAATGCTTCCGCATTCCCAGTAGTTTTTAGTAATGATTTAATATTCATATGGTTCCTTATGTAAAAAAGCTTTCGAGTGTGTTGTGTTTTTCGGAATCCCAACCAATCACATTAAGAATGTTCATGAGGGGATCTAGGAATGTCTTCTCAAACTGCATATCATAGTTAATGTATTTATTCAAATCAAGCTCAATTGGTAAAGAATTATGAAATGTAATTACCATGTCTTTACCACTAGGGCCACCAATTGGATTTGGTGCCTTTAGATAAACAAACTTGATCTTATCTCCGTCTGTGATAAGTCGGTATTTCTTCTCCAATTTCATCTTACGAATATAGTGGTTATGGAGCAATGCTCCCTTTACTGCAATTGGCGTAGATTTGCAATAGATTGTGGTGGGATGATGATATATTTTCATGCCGTTGACACCACGGGGAAAAGCGATATCTTCAACCGGAAGTGAGTAAAAGGTATTCTTAAACTCTGCAATAAAAGTTATGAGAGTTTCTTGATCACCATTCATGATGATATCAATAGACTTCTTTAGTTTATCTCGCACGATCTGTGGAGTAGAACTACGAGAAGTCTCAATACCCTTTATCTTCAATTTTGCAGCACCATAACGAACTCCCTCGCTATCCCACACATTTAGCATGTAACGCTTCTTAGCAGTCCAAATTCCTTTGCTTGCTATTACTTCGCGCTTCATATGCATTTGATTCACAGATGCATTCATTAGATTTGCTAATTCTTTATACTTGGAATCGATGAAAGGTTCTATTATCTTACTGACAGACTTATCAAGAAATTCCACAATTTTAATATCATCTTTTTCATTCTTTAATACTTTCTTTACTAGGGGTTCAAGACAGATGTAAATAGAATCTGTATCGCTTGCAATAATATAATCAACACCATCGGTGCTGAGAGTTTCGTTCAAATATTTGTTGAGAGATCGTTCAATCCAACGAATGCTCAGCTGACCAGATAAAGTAATTGCTTCAGCCAGATCGGTGTCATAGTGTCTGAAGTATTCATTTCCCAATGCACCATAAGCGGAATTCAGTTGAATCTTACGAACTAGCTGAAAGTTATTGTACTTAGATATCTCATAATCTAGACGAATCTTTTCAGCATCGTCTGTGCAGACTTCTCGTTTCTTCTCTGCTTCAATCATCAGATTCTTGAAGTGCTTACGCTCCTTATACATCTTCTCCATGAGAGCAGGAAATACACCCTGAACATCTTTTCGAAAAGTCACACCATTGGCAGCAACTGTTTCTTTTCTCTCTTTAGCATCCTTAAATACTTGCACACAATCAAGAAACGCAGTCACGGGTTTTCCGTCTTCTCGATCAAAAATTATATCAGGAGACAGAGTTCCAGGCTTTCCGTATGAAGTTTTAGTCTCAGGAGAAATGTTATACTGCATAATCAAATGCGGATATAGACTATTCAAATCTAGAGAAACCACCCAATTATACAGACCAGGAACTGGTTCCTTGACATAAGCACCTGCATACTGCCGATCTTTGCTGTTCAGTTTCTTCGGGGGAATCACTATACCTTTATCATGCAAATGATGAAAGACTATAGCATCCCAAGTTCTGACTTGACTGAAGATATCCATGAGATTTACTTTAGCCGAATATGCCAAAGCAACTGCGAGTTCCATGAGTCGCAGTTTATCTTCTAGCTTTTTGATTAGAGTAACATCGTGTACATTGTATTCAATGAACTTCTGAAAGTCCTTCTTGTAGAAGTCATGAATACTTTCGAACTCAGAGTATGAAAGCTTACCTTCACCAAGTTCTATGTTTGCAATATTATCAAGTCGATATGAGTCTTGATTTGTGTATGTAAAAGTCAGATACAATTCATAATAATCTAGTGTCGCAATTCCTGCGAGTTCATAGACAAGATGATCTTTGTTTCTGCGATTTACAGTCTTCTGATGTACAATATTCCAAAAGGAAAGTTTCTTTGCTTCCTTTTCTCCAAGAACCTTAGAGATACGAGAAAACAAATATGGAATATCAAAGAATCGAATATTCCATCCGGTAACTATATCAGGTGCCAATGCTTGCCAGAAATTAAGAAAGTCAGTAAGAAGTTCCCCTTCGTCATCATAACATTTAACATGATGATTTGGAAAAGCTTTGGTAAATGTATTCAATCCAAAAGTAAAATACTTGTCATCACATAAAATTGTGATTGCGTTCACCCGCTCCACCGGATCATCCATGTTAGGAAATCCGGACTCGCATTCTGTCTCAATATCAATGATTGCGACTTTCAACTTACTGTAGTCGTAATCAACTGTGCCAGGATATTGTTCTGCCAAAAACGGATACACAAAATCCATGTTTCCAAAAACATCAAAGTTAGAAACATCATCATACTCCTTTGAGAATTCTCGTGCTTCTGACATAGACGAAAAATCTATCTCAGAAACGGGAACACCCATTAGTGTAGTATGTGTTGGATTGTTTCCTGACTTGATGTAAAGTTTTGGTTTGTAGGGAATCCTATGAGACACCCTGCTGCCATTGCTTATTTCACGAACAAGAATATTGTTTCCGCAGACAAATGCATTTGTATAGAAATTCATTTATTAGATTTTGATTGTACATAAGCAGAGAATAGAATGCAATAGTTAATTATATCTAGAACTGCATCTTCGTGGCTTTCATTCTCTACTGCCAATTTGCCATCATTAGTAAATGTAGCTAGGCGAGATAGCTTATCTGTAATTCTCAGCAAAATTCCAGCTTCAGTTGAGCACAGATTAAAGATCTCGCCCTTTCTAAAGTTTGCAAAGGGATCATTACCAGAGGCGTAATCATTATTTTTAGCTACTAATATATCAAATGCCTGTTGAGTTAGTTTCTTATGATGATCGAATAATTTCTGACGAGCGTTGCTATTTTCCATAAATTAAGATCCTATTCCTGTGCTACCAAACCCACCAACACGGTTAGTTTTCTGCACAGGAGCAGTATAACACTCTTCTATAGTATAGTCAAGATTTTTTACTAATTCTCCTTGAGCAATACGATCACCCGGATTTATCTCAAAAGATGTGCATATTTGTGTATTCCACACGAGTACCTTGAGTTCGTTGGTATAATCAGAATCGATGACTCCTTCTGCATTTTTCATAGTGATTCCATGTTTTAATGCAAGACCAGATCGTGGATGTAGTCTGATGGAATAACCAAGAGGAATGTCAAAGATCAATCCTGTGGAAATAGCCACAGTTCCACCGGGAGCTATGACATACGATTCAGAAGATGCAATATCAAAACATGCAGATTGTTCTGTGGCAAATTTAGGAAGTGTTGCTTTATCATTTAGTTTATAAACTTTTAACATAGTAATATCATATCAAATCATTATAAAATGTCAATTAGAATGGTTGTAATCCACCACCCATACCACCCACACCACCAGAAGTTACCCCACTTAATTTGATTGCCCATCCAGTGTGATAATATTTTGCAGAATTAGTTCCTGCGTAAGTTGCACCTATACCAATATAATTACTCCAAGTTTTTGTTCCTGCAGCACCCTCTTGCATAAAAGTTCCAGATGGATATGTCACGCCAACTCCTTGTTTAACGGTAAGTTGAAATAATGCACCATCGCTACTGCTAAGACCAAATATTGATCCTTCACCGACGAAAAGTGCTCCAGTATCACTATGTGCCAGGTTTTGTACTAAGAATGTTCCATCACCAAGTGTTCTTGGTAATACGCTTCCAGGCACAGCCCAGCAGGTAACTCCACCAATACTTGATAATATACTTCCCAAATTTGGAAGAGGCATAGAAATGGTATTTGGTTTTGCTGCAGTCCATCCTCCATCTCTCATGGCAATGATATCAGCAGTAACTCCAAATGGTCTCAAATCTTGTATTTGAGTAGTACCACCACCAGCACCTGCAGCACCTTGAATTCCTTGAGATCCAGTTCCTGCAAGACCTTGGGTGCCTTGACGACCCTGAACACCCTGAACACCCTGTACACCTTGAGTGCCTTGACCAGATGCAGCTCCTGCTAGACCTTGAACACCTTGAGTGCCTTGGGTTCCAGTTCCTGCAAGACCTTGAGTGCCTTGACGACCCTGAACACCTTGAGTACCTTGAGATCCAATGACACCTTGAGTTCCTTGGGTGCCAGTTCCTGCAAGACCTTGAGTGCCTTGAGATCCAGTTCCCGCAAGACCTTGAGTGCCTTGACGACCCTGAACACCTTGAGTACCTTGAGATCCAATGACACCTTGAGTTCCTTGAGATCCAGACCCAGCGACACCTTGAGTACCTTGAGATCCAGTTCCTGCAACACCTTGAGTGCCTTGACGACCCTGAACACCTTGAGTGCCTTGAGATCCAATGACACCTTGGGTGCCTTGAGATCCAGTTCCTGCAAGACCTTGAGTGCCTTGAGATCCAATGACACCTTGAGTGCCTTGAGATCCAGTTCCTGCAAGACCTTGAGTGCCTTGACGACCCTGAACACCTTGAGTTCCTTGGGTTCCCTGAGATCCAATGGCACCTTGAGTACCTTGAGTTCCTTGAGATCCAATGACACCTTGAGTGCCTTGACGACCCTGAACACCTTGAGTTCCTTGAGTGCCTTGAGATCCAATGACACCTTGAGTGCCTTGAGATCCAACAACACCTTGAGTTCCCTGAGATCCCACAACACCCTGAGTGCCTTGAATTCCCTGAGATCCTTGAACACCCTGAATACCTTGAGTTCCTTCACCACCACTACCAGAAGCATCTTGAGTCCATGATGACCAGATTAGTGTAATACCTTCTACTCCAGTAAGTTGATCTTTATACTTAACACCTTGACGTACATATTTTTCATAGGTTGCGGTGAATCCAGCATACGTTGCACCCGTTTGATATTGTTCCAGTTTATATGCTACTTGATGTATAACTCGTGCTGGTTTATTGTCACCTGTGGCACCAATACTATTATTAAACCAAGTATTTTCAAGCGACCAAACAGTAAAAGAATCTGGAGCCGCAATATAACCGGGGTAGTTTATTACATCAGTTGATCGATATCTTCCTTGTGCAAGTGCAAGATCATAACCATTAACTATACCGTCGTTATCGAGGTCATATAATGCTTTTTGATCATCAGTACATGACGGGTGAATGCCGTGGCCACAAAAGTTTAGATTAACATTATCAAAGAAAGCAATTGGATCGGCTTGTGGATCAATTACATAAACACCTGGCGTAATAATTTGATTAAAATCTATATCTCCGCTACCATCTGAAACTATGTCAAGTGAATTATGACCAGCAGGTGAATCTGAATATCTTTTGGTTACAACTACCCTATCTCTGTTACCTGCAAATTTAAGAGGATTCAATGAATCATAATAATTTTCACTACTTGGTGAAACTTGTAGATAATTTATACTAGCTGTTGTACCGGTTAAAATTCCAGTTGCATTTGAATATGTAAATCCAATAGTTCCTGTAAGTGAACCTAGATTATTAAATATTAGTTGCTGGTTTGATCCAGCAATTACATCCTCATTAGTAGAAATCTCCTTTTTCCAGCCCGACCAGATTAATGTAGTACCTTCGAACCCGGTATTTAAATCTTTAAACTTAATACCTTGACGTACATATTTATTATAGATTGGATTGAATCCACCAGTCAGGCCTACTTGATCTTGTTGTAATCTATATCCTACTTGGTGTATAACTCGTGCTGGTTTTGTATCTCCTGTAAAGCCAATATTGAAATTAAACCAAGTATTTTCAACAGCCCAAACATTATTAGCATCATTTGCACCAGGCGGAGAACCGGGGTAGTTGTATAGACTAATTGCTGCAAGTAATCCAGAGCCAAGAAATAGGCCAGTCTCGCTAGTATTAACTAAACCATCATCATTATAATCGTATAATTCGCGTTGTTGTTGAGTACACGCTTGCTGGCCGGCCAAAGTATCACCGCAAAAATTAGCAAATATAGCATTAACTAATTGAGCCACATCGTTTTGCAGATCAATTACATATACACCTGGCGTAACAAGATTATTTAAATTTATTACTCCAGCTGACCCTGCCACTGCTTTTACGGTAATTGAATTATGACCAGCAGGTGAATCTGAATATCGCTTGGTTACAACTACATTATCTTTATCAGGAACATTTGCAAATTTAAGAGGATTTAATGAATCATAATAATCTGAACTACTCGGTGAAACTTGAAGATAATTTATACTAACTGTTGTACCAATTAAAGTTCTAGATGCAACTGAATATGATAATCCCGTAGTTCCTGCTGGGGAACCTGCATTATTAAATATGAGTTGACCGAATGTTCCACCAATTGGACCTGCAGTTCCTTGAATACCTTGAGTTCCAGTTCCTGCAAGACCTTGAGTGCCTTGAGATCCAATAACACCTTGAGTTCCTTGACGACCCTGAACACCTTGAGTTCCCTGAGATCCAATGACACCTTGGGTGCCTTGGGTGCCAGTTCCTGCAAGACCTTGAGTGCCTTGAGATCCAGTTCCTGCTAGACCTTGAGTGCCTTGAGTTCCTTGACGACCCTGAACACCTTGAGTTCCTTGAGTGCCTTGAGATCCAATGACACCTTGAGTGCCTTGAGATCCAATGACACCTTGGGTGCCTTGAGTTCCAGTTCCTGCAAGACCTTGAGTGCCTTGAGATCCAGTTCCCGCAAGACCCTGAACACCTTGAGTTCCTTGACGACCCTGAACACCTTGAGTTCCTTGAGTGCCTTGAGATCCAATGACACCTTGAGTGCCTTGGGTTCCAGTTCCTGCAAGACCCTGAGTGCCTTGAGATCCAATGACACCTTGAGTTCCCTGCGATCCAGTTCCTGCAAGACCCTGAGTGCCTTGAGATCCAGTTCCTGCTAGACCTTGAGTGCCTTGAGATCCAGTTCCCGCAAGACCTTGAGTGCCTTGAGTTCCTTGACGACCCTGAACACCTTGAGTTCCTTGAGTGCCTTGAGATCCAATGACACCTTGAGTTCCCTGCGATCCAGTTCCTGCAAGACCCTGAGTGCCTTGAGATCCAGTTCCTGCAAGACCTTGAGTGCCTTGAGATCCAGTTCCCGCAAGACCCTGAACACCTTGAGTTCCTTGACGACCCTGAACA